ATTGAAAGTAAAGTTATGAGTGTGCGCTTCATTTCTTCTTTTTTAGTATAAAGTTTTTAAGTTTAGTTAGATTCACCGTCAACTTACCTAACAACCTACCTAGCTTACTATCTTCAGGTACAATATAAGAAAGCGTCCCCAATAAACCCAAGATAGAAATAATAAACTCAGGCATTGATCCCATGTAAGGAGCAAGTATTTTTTCAAATAAATCTTCCATAATAACTATTTTCTGATCATGTTGGGGAGTTTAATCACATCAGGGACTTGAGTGACTTGATCATCTTCTTCTAGTTCAAATGTCTCTTCTGAATTCTCAATATCTGTTTTTTCCTCTTCGCCCTCTTCAGACTGTTCTTCAGGCTCCTCTTTTTCTTCAGGCTCACCCTCTTCAGATTCTTCCTCCACTTCTTCTTCTTCTTCTTCTTCTTCTTCGGGTTTTTCCTGTTCAGGCTCCTCCTCTTTAGTCTCCTCTTCGCTTTCTTCTTTAGATTCCTCTTCAGATTCTTCTTTGGTCTCTTCTTCTTCAGATTCTTCTTCACTTTCGGATTCTTCTTCGGATTCTACAGAGTCTTCCTCTTTAACTGCTTTTTCTTCACCTTCTTCATTACTTTCTTCTGTAGGCTCTCCTTCATTTCCTTCTCCCTCATTAGAGGCTTCTTCATTTGACGTTTCGCCCTCTCCTTCTTCACCACTAGATCCTTCACCTTCTCCTTCTTCGTCTCCTTCGTAACCTTCTTCAGATGTACCGACGACATCTCCATAACCTTTTTCGGCGTATTCTACAATCGCCTCGGTAACGCCACCAAAAGGTTGGAAACCAATTGTTGTCTCAGTAAAATCGTTTAAATTAGAAAATACTTTATGCTCTTGCTCTGCCACAACAGCTATTTCAGTACCCTTTTCTTTTGTCGTTTTGGCTTGAAAGTAGGCTCCACTACCTATGGACATAGTACCAGCGATTCCAATCGTCCCTATTTTTTGAGCCGTCTCTTGCACAAAAGCACTTAAACCAGTGGCAGCACTTGCAGTTTGGGTTGTTACTCCAGCCGCTGCTGCAGCCGCCGTGCCTTTTGCGGCTTTATCTAAAATATCTTTATTTTTTTCAGCTATTTCTCCAAGTTTATCCATAGTAGAAGTCTCAGGGGTTTCACCTTTGACTTCTTGATTTTTATTTTTTTCGACTTGGGCTTCTTCTCTCTCTTCCTCTTCTGTAATCTCTTCGGTTACAGTTTCTTCTTCTACTTCAGAGCCACATTCTTCACAAACACAGGACTTTCTTTCTAAATGTTTTATCCTTTGAAGTAATGTCCATGCTGTTTCTCTTGCATGGCGATCTAAATCAGAAATAATGTCGCTATCTTTTGGATTACAGTATTTTTTAGCAAAAGCTTTTGCTTCTGAAATATCTTTACTGTGTTTGTCCATATTAATAATATATACACATATTTGGTAGCATTTTGTGTAAGTTAATTTACATGGACCTAAAAAATCTAATGAGAGAATTTCTGGATGGCGGATGGGTTATTCCAATAATTGGGGCTGCAGGAATGATAGCTCGTATGCTGAACTCGAAAGTAGAATACTGTTGGAAGGAATTTGCAAAAAATGTTAGTTCTGCAGCAATACTCTCTATGATTTTATGGTTCATTCTGCATGATGCTCCCATAAGTGATTTAGTTAAAGCTGTTTCATATGGTGTTGTTGGTGTAATTAGTCCTGAAATCATAAATGGTTTGATTGCATTAGCTAAAAAATATGCAAAAAACCCTGAAAAAATAATTAAAAAATAATTAAAATGGACTTTAAATCAAAAAAAGAAGTTGTTAAAACCGTTCAAAAACTATTAGGTGTTTCTGCTGATGGATCTGATGGTCCAGTCACTTGGAACGCTATACTAGCTAAGTTATCTACAGATGAAACGGAAGTTTCTGGAAGTAGTATTTCCGAGAAAATGGTTAATTTAGCTCGCGGAGAAATTGGGGTATCAGAAATTGACGGTAGTAACTGCGGCCCAAGGGTTGACGTATATAAAGCCGCTACTTGGTTGGACCCTGATAAGGGGTGGCCTTGGTGTGCAGCCTTCATCTGTTGGTTGGTTAAAGAAGCTATTGAAGGGCAGGATGTTTCATTCAAAAGACCTCAAACAGCAGGAGCTTGGGATTTTGAAAACTGGGCTAGAAAGCAAGGCTCAAAAGGGGTTGATTTGCGGAAGCCTACAAATGAGGACATTAAAGCTGGTGACATTGTCGTCTTTTCATTCTCTCATATAGGTCTAGCTGTTAAAGATATCGACTCAAGTGGTTATGTAGTTACTATTGAGGGCAATACTAACGGAGCTGGCAGCAGAGAAGGAGGATCTGTTTTAGAAAAACGTAGGCATGTCTCAAAAATAAGGAGTAGAATTAGAATTTTCTAGTAGAAATAAAATCTCATTAGTAGAATATAGTTTGATGTCTAAAGTAAACATAGAAGTCGATCCTAACTATATATTCTCATACGTAGTGGGTAATTCTTTGTTTGAGCCTATAGAAAAATGTATAGACTCTACAAGGTATGAAGTTTATGATGCTTTCATCTATGATTTAAAAACTCAAAATTATTTAGATCAGAATGAGGAATATCAAAAATTTTATTGGGAAGTCGTGAAATTAAAAAGGCTTGCTAGAGAAATGTCTTCTAGAGAGATAAAAAGTCTTTGTGAGGAGATAGCTGAGATTGCTCCCAAATACGTAGAAATATAATTATGGCTAAAAAAACATCAGGATCAATGGCTCCAACCAAGAAAAAGGTTAAAAATAAAGGGGTCCATTCAAAGAATAAAAACTCTTCCAATAAATCTAGTAAGAATTACAAGAAGAAATATAGAGGGCAAGGTCGATAATATCATGTTCTATAGTATAATTAGAAAATTAATAAAGAGTCTTAAGTCTTCTTTAAAAAAAATGGAAGATTTGGAGGACAAGGCTTCTGGCATTGGTGTCGGATCGTCTAGCGTAGGGGTTGGATCGTCTAGCGCTGGTATCGGATCGTCTAGCGTGGGAGTCGGATCGTCTAGCGTGGGAGTCGGATCGTCTAGCGTGGGAGTCGGATCGTCTAGCGCTGGTATCGGATCGTCTAGCGCTGGTATCGGATCGTCTAGCGTGGGAGTTGGATCGTCTAGCGCTGGTATCGGATCGTCTAGCGTGGGTATTGGGTCTTCCTCGACTAATTTAAACTCTCATTCTTGGCCAACTTTTAAATATTTAGACAATGAAATAGTAGGCAATCTCACTAAGACCCGCACAATGGCTTTAGATGACAACGGGACAATACATTCTTTAGGTTATAAGTCTGATATGCATATCGAGACTGATACATCTACAGATTCTATAAAAAGAAATGGCGTAGGTTATAAAGGTTTTATTGGTAACGTCGAAGCTTCCGATGGTTATACATATTTCTTGCCAGCTTACCAGACTTCTATTGGTAAATTAGGTAGGAAGACAGGCTCTATAACTTTAGAAAAGAAATTTGCCTCTTGCCCTCAAATTAGATCTGGGGCAGAAGGTAATGATGGAATTATTTATATGCCCTCTTATACGAAAACCTTGCATATCTTTTCTTATAACACAAATACTGGTGAAGTAGCGTCTATTACTCCCCAGAAACCTAGTCGGTATACATTCTGTAATCATATCTGGGGTGCTGCCGTAGATAAAAAAGGTGAGATATACATGCCTCAAGTATTAGGTACTAGTGTAGCTAAGATTGACAAGTTTGGTATTTTCTCTTACTTGGATGGTCCTCCAGCTACTTCAGGAGTTTCAGGGTGGACTCATAAATACGTTGGTGCGATTTATGTAGAGGCTGTTGACAAAGTGTTTTGTTTACCAAGGCAAGGCAAAAAGATTTTAATTATTAACTGCGCCGATGATACTTATGAAGAGGTAGATTTGCCAGAAGATTACCTTGCAGTAGCTAATAAGAACAAAAATTTTCATGGTTTCTTAGCTCCTGATGGTTGGATTTATAGTGCATTCTGGGCAGATACTAAGTGTTTTCGAATTAATCCAGAGACTTACGAGGTTCAGTGGAAAGATTATGAGCATGAATTCATGGATGGTAAGCCTACAGCTAAAGAAGGTTCTGGTATTATGAGTCTAGGAACTGGCTATTCAACAACAGCCTTAGTCAAGGGTAGCGATGTTTACTTAGGGTTGGCTGGCACTTCCAGAGCGATTAAGCTTGAATTTTAAAAATGAAGAACTATAGGCAAGTCCACATAATTGCTAAAGATCGAGGTTTTGTATACGAACCTATTCCAAATACTCCAGAGTTCAATGACGAAAAAGGCGCTCTGGATTACTGGGGTTATAATAAAGCTAGAATACAAGATTGCAATTTTTACAATGATCCTATTGTTATTATTAGAAGAGAAGTGAATAATGTGCTTGCCAAGGAGCTTTGAGTCTCTATTATGGGGGGCGTATGAAAAAGACAATATTATTCTTACTTGTTTGTTTGCCCTTATGGGGAGTCGCTGCTTGGCATGGTTACAAAGAGCCAAAGGTCCAAGTTAAAGAGACTGTTAAGGTTGTTCCCCCAGAGAAAGTGAATGCCCATGTTTTTCTGACGAAGTGGCAGCTTACTAAGATGCTAAAGACGTTTGAGGAAGATGCTCATCCCGCTGAGACTTTAAAATTTAAAACTGTGGTCAAGAGCGATGGCAACGGTTGGAGAATCTCTTCTACTCATCTAGCGAGGGGAGCAGAACCATACCCGATCCCAGAAGGAAAGTACTTTGTAATTGATTCTTCTTATGTTGATCATGTCGGCGACTTTAAATCTTGTGTTGAGTATGCTGATAGTTATAAAAACTTTCACGATTACATTGTAATTAGTGCAGAATGAGCTACAGATACGACAGTAGGATTATTGGTCCTAATGGCTACAAAGAGTTGATGATCGCTGTTTTAAATGAGCAAGACAACCCTATTGATTCCTGCTGTCACAAGTTGGATTCGCCAGATATATATGATATCGAGAGTGCTGAGACTGGAGCGCATAAGTTTGGTATCCAAGGTTGGGAATTAGATCCTGCTGATCAATATCAAGGTTACGCCACAAAACAAATTGGTTCATAATTACTCTGAATAGTGTAAATTAAAGTATGGACGTAATTATTCAACTGGTTCAAGATAATCCTTGGTTTGGCGTAGTGACTGCTGGAATTGCTTTTGCATCTGCAATCGCTGCTGCAACCCCAACCCCAAAAGAGGGAACGCTATGGGCAAAAATCTATTCGATAATTGACTGGGCGGCTCTAAATGTTGGTAAAGCCAAAAATAAATAGTCTAGTTTCTCCTAGATCAACCTCCTGCCTGTAATGGGTAGGGGGTTTTTTTTATTTTTTCTTGCAATTTTTAATTACTTATATATTATATTTATATGATTTCTAATAAAGCTAAAGGTCTGTCAGGTTCTAGTCATGTCGCTCACACTAAGAAGCTTATGGATGAGTCTACAAAACGTTACCATCACTCATGCTTGTCTGCTGGGTTGGTAATAAAGAAGACGGGGAAGATGCAAGATATTGGTCATGTCGATTTCATTGTAGACGGTGAGACTGTAGACTTAAAAGGTATTAAGAACTCTACGCGAGAAGGGAGAATTCTTTTGGAGTTTACTAATGTCAATGGTAAGACTGGCTGGTGCAATGAGAAAGGCACTCCTGTTTGGATAGCTTTTGATGTCGGAGCTTTTTTCCTCCATGTTAAAAATATTGATCTTTATAATTTAGCTAAAGACAAATGTGATATGCATAATAGAGTCACTAAAGTTAGCGAGTGTCTATATAAAGGATACCAGCGCAACGGTAGAAAAGACTGGATGTCAATGGTGACTTTGGGGGATGTCTTGTCTAATTGCGAACATTGGTTTTTACCTTACCAAGAATATGAGTTACCTATTGAAAAGGTTCAAGGGTAGTTACGAAAATTACCTGTTCCTATATAACTCAGACCATCATTGTAAGGTTCGATAAATAACCCAGTGGTGACAGGAGCAGTTCCAGTCCAACTTTCATATCTGTCATTTATATTCTTGTTATATTCTCTAATTAAGTGTTGAGAGTCCCACTCTTTGTTAGCTTGACCACTTAGAAGATACATGCCTGTGACTTCAGCCCTAAAGTTAGCCCAGTCCCCCGATGATACTGATGCGCTGGAGTGTATTTCGCTTAATAATTGTTGAGGCATACTTAAATTTACACTTTTTTTATTAATCTTGAAAAAATCTCTTGACCATAGCTGGATATTGCTTAGGATTCCCTCCAAGCTCTTATAGATATTTATTGCCACCGCCTGGGTAACCTCATAAAATGTCTTTAGCGTTTAGAATTTCTTATGAATATGAATTATTTAAAAGCGGAATGTTTATTTTTCAGCATTTTTATTGGCTTGACGTTTGGTGTGATGCTAGCCGTGGTCAGCTGTATAAGTGTTTTTGTAAAAACCCTTATAACTC